ATGCGCAGAAAAGAATCAAACGTTAGCAGTTTGCCGGAACTCACCAATTTTGAGGTAAGCTATTCCCTAGTTACCAATGAAGTTTACTTGTCTGCATCCTTCACTGATAACATGGCCTGTATACCAAACTGGCCCTTACAAGAATTTCCGGATCAACTAATATGCATTTCTCGAGCAAAAGCTATTGCCCTAATCGAAGAGCTCCAGAAGACCATCGACTATATGGACGCAGGAATCGATCGACAATCAGGTAGCCTGCTCCAGTAGCTGGCGAGTTTTATACTCGTTCCCTGCAACAATGGGCTTTTGGTAAGGCACTCACAAATAAGGAATTCGTTAAGGTTTTTGTTCTGGAGACTCTGAAAGATACAAGGAATCTGTTGATGGCTGGTTTGATCATACTAATTAATATATTGTCAGACTCACAATATATTAATTAGTGGTAGAACATAAAACCGAGTTCTTGACTTTCAATAGCTATTATATGCGATCAACAACCTTAACCACCTCCTTATATTTTATGAGACACTCAAACAATTTAAATTTATGAGCAAAGGAAAATAATAAAGTGAATAAAAATCCCTGGGATATTCCAGCATGGCACGCTCTGGGCCGAGAAGCATCTTTAGTTACACAGCTCATTGGTTCTGGGGCAACAGCCATAGGTAAAGCCAATTATGCAGACAAAATAGGTGAATATTACACAGCATTTTTTGGGCTTTCTGTAGGTTTTGAGAGACTTGCTAAACTAATACTTGTTGCGCACTATGCCATTGAACACAAAGGGAAAATGCCTGACGAGAATATTGTAAGAAAATTTGGACATAAGCTCATTGAATTAACCAACGAGGTTGATAGCATTTCTAAAAAAATGCAACTATCTCTGAGATATTCACGTCCTACACATAAAATTACCTACAAAATACTTGAATGTTTAGATTCCTTTGCTGATGCCCGACGGGGACGTTACGCAAATTTCTCCTCATTAAGCAGCCCCAATTTAACCAATAATGAACCTATTAATAAATGGTGGGGAGAAGTAGCCGAGAGTATCCTTGAAAAACATTATTATTATACAGTTGAACAAAGACGTGTTGAAGAAAATGCTAGGTTTATCAATGCCACTCTTTCACCGTATACAACGGTCATGTATATGAATGAAAGTACCAACATTATGCAAGACCTTATATCAGCCTCCATCCGTACTGGACAAAATACCATTGTTCAAAAGTGGGGAAGATTCTATTCTCTTAGCATCGCTCGTTGGCTTGCCACAGTATTAACAGAACTGTCTGATATAGCTTCTCATAAATATGGAATAATTAGTTTTTATGGCCTTAGTGAACATTGTTGCAGTTATATAGTTGAAGATAGTTTTTTAAAAAACAGAAAAATATGGCCACTTCGCCAATAGTTAACTAGAAAATCTGCATAAGGGGGAGAAATCCCCCACCTGTAATAACATCACTACTAAAATTAACACCTCGTTCGCGCAACTCCTCTACCAGCACGACAAGATGCCGCATACTGCGCCCCAGTCGGTCCAGTTTCCAGACCACCAGCGTGTCACCTGCCGATAATGTCCTGAGCAGCTTTTTCAGTCCTGGTCTGTCGGACTTTGTACCGCTTATCTTGTCTTCAAAAATCAGCTCACATCCTGCACAGTTCAGCGCATTACGTTGTAGATCTGTGTTCTGGTCATTTGTTGACACACGTACATAGCCAATAAGCATGAGAAATAACCCTGTAAAAATCCGGGATCATGCCATCTGAGCCGAATAACTGCATTTTCTAAAAGGTTGGTTTGGGAGAAGGCTCTGCATTACCTGTTGGTGTCCCTGTTCCGTGGCCTTCAGCCACCCCGCCGACAGGCTGGCTGAAATGCAACGGTGCGGCTTTTTCTGCTGAAGAATACCCGGAACTGGCAAAGGCTTACCCGACAAATAAATTGCCTGATTTACGCGGTGAGTTTATTCGTGGCTGGGATGACGGACGTGGAGTGGATAACGGAAGGGGATTATTAACGCTTCAGGACGGTGCGATTGTCAGTCATAACCACTATTGGGGAATCTGGACTTCACGAACTAACGACCAGACTCTGGGAAGTTTTTCAGGCACCACGATTTTAAAACAAATCACGCCCCTGTCTCCGGCCATTGACTTCGATAATTACCAAATTCCCAACCCGGCTATTACAGAGGGTGGTGTTGTTGCGGCAACGACTAAACCTGCAGGTGCGAATGAAACACGCCCACGAAATGTCGCTTTTAACTATATTGTGAGGGCTGCATAATGAATAACGCAGAATTAAACAGTGAATTAATTGCCACTATGGCAGGAGAAATTACTGTTTATAACTTTGACGTCATGAGTCGGGAGTATATTTCAGCTTCAACTGAATATCTTGCTGTTGGTGTCGGCATTCCGGCATATTCCTGTTTAGATGCTCCAGGCACCTACAAAGCTGGTTATGCAATCTGCCGCTCTGCAGATTTTAACTCATGGGAATATGTACCAGACCATCGCGGTGAAATCGTCTATAACACCGAAACGGGAGACGCCAAAGAAATCACAACTCCGGGTGATTACCCCGAAAAAACAACCACTATCGCCCCGTTAACGCCATACGATAAATGGGATGGTGAGAAATGGGTGACGGATACTGAGACACAGCATAGCGCCGCAGTAGACGCGGCAGAAGCACAACGTCAGTCACTGATTGATACTGCAATGGCTTCCATTAGTCTGATTCAACTGAAATTGCAGGCCGGGCGGAAGCTGATGCAGGCAGAGACCACCCGACTTAACACTGTGCTGGATTACATTGACGCGGTGACGGCAACAGATACCAGTACCGCGCCGGATGTCATCTGGCCTGAACTGCCGGAGGAGTAGGCCATTCAATATCTGGCGCACTGGAAGTATCGACCAGTTCCAGTGCGTCCAGATAATCCAGCCACAAATTATATTGCGCCAGTTCGTCACCTTTCAGACGACCAATAGCGGCTTTACCGGGCCACTGCTTACTATTGATATAATAGTTAGCCTGCTCAATACGGGACCTTTTTTCGGCGTCAGCAGTTCTAACAAGTTCTTCGTGAGTCGGTTTAGGTTCATCTACCCATTCAGGGAAGCCATCATTCCCTGCTGCACGTATCTTGCCATCCGGTGCATTTTCTGCTTTCCAGGAGATAAATCCGTCCTCATCAAAATCGACTCCCTCATCAGGCCATTGCCCGCTTGCCAGGTAGCTATCCTTAAGGGAGTAAGGGAAAAATTCGTTTGTAACTGCTGAGTATCTGTATTTGGTCATATTTATTTCCCTATGGCTATCCAGGCAATTTCTGCTCCTGGAGTGCTCCAGTTGGCAATTCGGATTGTTGAAAGATCAGCTGACGACACGCCAACTGGTTTTGAAGGTGAGGGATCTGAACCCCAGAACGAAGCAAGAACAATATAGCCTGAGGTAGTAAAAGGGATTGGCAGCGTCCTTACCGCAATCTGTCCTGCCGCCATGGTTGTCCTCCCGCTCTGAATAATTGTCCCGTCTGGAAACTTTACCCACCCACTACCACTGGTCCATGCAGACATGTCTGGTAGTTGGTTAGCACCTGTTCCGACATCTCGTTTCGCCGCTTCGCCCAAACCAAGATTTGAGAGGGCCGTTTTCACCGTGCCATCCGATTTGATATCACCAAACGGATTCTTGCGGCTCAGGTATTCAACAGCAAACCCCGATCCCAGCAATTCAACAAAACCGGGCAGATCACCATTATCAAGCACATCCCGTTGCGTTTTGTCACTTACAAACTGGGCCAGAGCTGCAGCAATAAAGCTGGCCTGCCGAATAACCTTATTGACTTGCGCACTGGATGCTTTCCCTGCTGTAAATCCGGATAAAAGCGCAGGCAACGCTTCCCATTCCTCCTGCGACATAACATTGGCATTTTTACCCGTTGCGAATGCTTTAAAGTCATTTTTTGCCATCAGAGTAATACTCCCCATGCCCCTACATCAAAACCACTGATGAATTCGTTATCCATATCAAAACCAAAAAATTTTGAACCTTCCGATGGGGTTTCCACCGAAGGTGTTTCAATGCCACCCGCCCACACCCCGGCGGCTTTTACTGTGAGATATCCCTGTTTAATTGCAGCAATTAACTCACGCGATACATCTGAAATATCAGTATCAGGAAAGACCCAGACCGATATCGTCATGTCCTGGTTATCGACAATCTGCATTCGCAGCCCGGATCCTGCTGTTGCCGCGTCAAGAATTGCCGGAAGCGAATCATTCCGTCCGTCCCAGTTATTAATCGCAATCTTCGCTTTAAGAATGACACGATAAGTTTCATCGCTGAGATACATGTATCCAGAATCAGGATCATATGGCCCCTGCCATACCCCCTGATCATATCCAAGCCCGTCGGTATCCCAGCTGAAATAGACACCTGAGATAGGCTGGCTGACAACACGGCTACGTCCGATCCACAATCCCAGAATGTCAAGTTGCACACCAACCGCAGAGTCAATATCAAATGCAGTAATCAGCCCTCTGGTGGCAGCCGCAACATCAATAAGTGGCCGGGTCATCAGATCAACATGCGCAAGAAATTTAGGTTTGGTGGCGTGGTAGTTCGTGATTAGTTCGGTGTATTTGCTCATGACTCCACCGTTATAACGATATTTTCCGGGGTACAGGACGCAGATTCGTTGTATCTGATATCAATGTTTGATGACGACAAAGCCCCCGGGGATTTCCCAATCGTCAGTTCCTGAATATCGTAATAGCGTGCATTACCGCCACTCACCACGCCAAGATTCGCCGGTGAGTAAATGCGACTTAAAAGGACCGAATTACCAATCATCAGACTATTGATATAGTCGGAAATAGCCTGCTGGATCTGTTGCCCTATCTGTGAGGTATAACCCGTAAAAACTTTTAATTTAATCCGGGCATAAACAGGTACATCACTGGAACGCGAGAATTTGATTACATGGGGATTGCCGTATTTATCCGGAACCGTAACGGATGTTGTACCGTGAGTGGCTGTCCCCTGGCCTTTATTCCCTCTGATAGCCTGAGCAATATCCGTCACATCACCGCCATCCACAATTACAGCAACAGAGTGTGGCGGTAACCCGTTACCGTCCTCCGAACCAGTATCGTTTTCATAGAGTTTGTGGCGGGTTACACCGGTAACATTAGAAACGGCACCATCCAGTGCTTCAAATGGGGTTATTGATGGCAACGCAACACTTTGCGACTGGCGGATACGTAACTCCGCATCAGTTTCTGCTGGAGTGCCTACAGTAGCTGCAGCAGGATTGGTTACCGAAACCCAGCCACGGGTTGGCGTATTAATTTCAGTGATAGTTCCAGCCAGCGCCGCCACTGCACCACTGACGGAACATTTTGCGGTCGCCATCACTGTACCATCCACGCCGACCACCACTGAAGCAGGCAAACGCCATATCACATTATTACTGTCTTTCACGCTGCCATTAATGATGGTTGTTCCGGCAGTTCCTGTAAGAAGCAAATCAACCGTAGAGTTCGTCGCGCCTTTACGTGAAATACCATTTATTTTCACGTTGCTGGTCAGTGCAGCCCCATAGCCGGTTGCCGGTGAAAAACAGTTGTAGACAGTTATCGCCATATTATTGGCATCATGAATCGCCAGCGCCATCAGAGCCACCATCTGGCCGTCTTTGCTGTCCGGTTCGAGGTAGGCATCACTGCCATAAACCTGCTGAAAATAGCTAATCAGGGTGCTGAGTATCGTCTGATAATCAGGCGCACTGATCCCCTCCGCGGTTACCTTTGCAGATAAACCGAGAGAATCAAGGTTCAGAGCCATTACGCCTCCGATGTAACAGTCGTTATTCCATAGAGAGTGTCGATTTCAGCGGAAAACATGACACGTCGGGTCGTGGTATCCACCGTCGTATTGAAAGAGAGGATTGATTTAACGCCCCGCGTTTCCAGAATGCGTTTTCTGATCGCCAGGTTGTAAGTTTCCGGTTTTTGCCTGCCCAGCACGGACTGGATCCACGGAGTCCCCTCGGTGGTGTCGAGAAACCATTGCCCATACCATAATTCGAATCGCGTTTTTACCGCCTGCGCCACGGCCTCCGGTGAGTTAATCAGCCAGGTGTCATCACCGCTGCCAAAGGTATAATCGCCATCGGCGTCTTCACGTCTGTATCGCATCAGTTAGGCGCTCCTGTGTTACCGCCGCCGGTCTGTACTCCGCCGTGCGTGTGCGTCATCAGGCTCTTACCACCAGCTTTTACATCGTTAGTCACCGTGACAGGGCCAAGCATCGTCGCGGTGCCGCCGCTTTCGCCCATCCCCTGAGAGAGATTCCCGTTTATTGTCACGTTGCCGTTTAGCGTGATGGTGGGTGATGTGATCGTGGTTCCTCCTTCTGCTGTCGCCGTCAACGCGCCGGGAGTTTTAACCGTGATATTATGGCCTGCGGCCACTTCCACAAACGCAGCGCCATCATCAGTACGCAGCTGCGCGCCACTGGTGCTTATTCCGCTTATTTTCTGCGCCTGAGACTGCGGCCCGACGATACAGAAAGCATCCGATAAATCATGCACCCGGTCGTCGACAGGCTCCTGCACCCCGCCGTTCTGCCACCAGAAATCGATGCAGCGGTCGGCGAAAATCACCAGGCATTCATCCCCGGCTTTAACCGGAAAAGTCAACGTACAGCCTCCACCGCGCGGAAATACCACTGGCACATCCACCAGCAACGGGTAATTTTTGGTAATGCGGTTACCGTCGTTATCCTTTTCAACCGAACGGATAGCTGGCTGCACAACCGCCGTCACCGCGTCGGGATCGAATGACTGAACAATGCCAGGCAAGGCGACACGGATCTGGTTCTTTGTTGTTTCCCGTTCAGATTTGAATGTTTCGGCAAGGTCGCCGCTGCGGGTCTGGTCAGATACTGCCATTTAGTAGGCTCCAGAAAGCAAAAAACCCGCCGGGTGGCGGGTTTTATGTGACTAATTTGATCTTTTCAGTTTATAAGCCCCATCTTACCGGCGCTTCGATAGTTAATTACATCGCCTGAAGAGCCGCAAGGCACAGCTACAGTCGACATTTTGACAAATCCTTTACCGCCCTGCTTTTGGCATAAAGTGGCATGCATTTTTGCTAAACGCGCAGCATGGCCAAAATCAATTTTGGTTCCGTAAGTTGAATCTCGTAGAGCTGCTTTTTTTGCAATTCCGGTAATATTTTTGTCTTTAATTACAGATGCAAACAAACTCAAATCATTTCCAATTTGATTGAAGCAAGTACGATTAATATCAACATCGGCATACGCTGAAATGCGTTTGCAATCTGAGATCTGAGAAAGCACAGATGTGTTAACTAGTTGCAAATTTAATTTGTAGTCACCGACATAGGTATAAACTTTGTTAGGGTCCGTGGTTCCCGGATAACGAGTTACGAATGGAATGCTGTTGTACGCATCTCGCAAAGATTCTGCCCCCTTACTTGTAAGCTCGTTCCCAACACCAGCAACGATAACCTCTGGATGTGAAACTTCAAATTGAGACTTTTCTTCGCGCTGTATTTGAAGCCTGCTTTTCTGGCTCTCCTCAACTTGCTTATCGTACGCTTGTTTTTCTTCATTTTTTTGGGATAGCCATTTTTCCTGCGCTTTAGCACCATTAGGATCCCAACTACATGAAGTTAAAAAAAGAGAAAATACGATTGTGGTTATCGCAAGCCTGCTCACTATTATGCACCTCGATTCATCGCTGACTGGCTAGGAATATCACTAGCACCTCGAGCAAAGCACATCATGTCCATGTACCACGCCTGGCCCCTTGTGTCACCAGTGTACATAATCCCGCGCACAATATAAACGCCATCCGTTGCGATGCTGGCAGGTTGTGCTGTGGTGCCGCTGAGCGTGATATTACCGTCCGTGTTCTGGTCGGTGATCTGCCCACCAGCCATCGCGATATCATTGTTCGACAGCGCGGTGCGGTACACGGAAGCCTGATCCAGCTGAATAAGCCCGTTAACCCGGATGTTCGGATTAATCAGCGCACGGACGTTTACACCGTTGCCGATAGTCTGCTGCGGCATGCCAATAAGCCCGGTGGCGCTGTTGAGCACAATCGCGTCGTGAACATACTCGTTATTCGCCACCATCTGGCGCTGACCGTCCACAAATTGCCATGTTGCGCCACATTGTCCGGCCACGTTATCCATAAGATGCCGTGTCATGCCGAACAGCACCCGCCCTCGAGGGAATACGGTAGCAGGCATTTCAGGCGTCAGTCCTTCGGTCGCGCCTTTGGCCTCAAAGTCTTTCATCAGCGCACGGTTCACATCTGCGACCGTGTAACCGGCCGCCAGCGTCTGCGAGGTTATACTGGTGGCAAATGCCAGATCCGTATCTGCTGCCTGAATCAGGACATAGGAATCAATAGGGCTGTCTTTTCCTGTGACCGAGTAGCGAATTTCTCCGCTGAAAATCAGCCCGTAGTTGCGGCCATCACTCTGGCCCACATCTGCCGCGTCGACTTCACGCACGGTCCCGACGTCGCTTGCCGCCACCTCCGGCGCGATACCGTCGTAACCGGCAATCAGCCGCACTTTCGAAAACTCCTGCCCGGTAATTCGGTTCACAGTATCTGCCGAGAGGTTATAAATTTTGATAGTCCCTACCCGGGACGCGCTGCTGATGTTGAACCAGTCGATCGTAAAGGTGACTTTGAAATCACTTAGCTCAATTCCCTGACCGTTCCCGTCCACAAGCTGCAGCTCGAAATGTCTCATCCAGTTCTGTGACATGCTTACTCCGTTGATACCAGTAAATGACTGCGACCGCCCAGATCAGTTTTCGTGGGATAATCCTGTGTGTTGTCATCGCAGACCACCACCAGCTTAAAACCAAGCCCCATACAGGCGTACTGCGCCAGCAGATCAGCGCCAGTGACGAGAGGAATACCGGAGATTACCGGCTCTCCTCTGTCGTTCTGCAGGTCCATAATCCAGTAAGGATCGCGCCATATGATGCTAATCCGCCAGGTGACACCACCCAGGACGATGCTGAACTGCTGGTTGTCCGCTGTCAGCGGAATTTCCTGAATTGTCATTAGCCGCCTCCCAGTAATGACGCCACGTTACCCGTGATGCTTTTCAGCAGTGAAGTATCTGGAGGCTTTGTGGTTTTGTTACCGCTATTCTGTACCGCCGACGTGCTGGCCCCTTCCTTCATGTTGGTTTTATCCGCGACGGTAATCTTCTGTGTCCGGGAGATAATGACCTCCCTCAGGGTGAGGACGGCGGACAGGACGTTTTCGGTTGTCTTGTCCGTCGTTACTTCCAGCGCCCGGATCAACATGTTGCTGTACAGCCGTTTACCGGTTACCACATCGAAGGGGATACAGCTTTCCTGCAGATCCAGTAGCTCCTGATACGTCTGCTGAGGACTCAGGCCGAGCAGGCTGGTAGCCGTCAGATTACTGGCAAAATCCAGCAATGCGCCGCCACCGGCGAAACCAACCTCCATCACCACTTCTGACGGTTTTTTATAGGCATGATCAGCGACAGCGGCCCCGACCTCTACCGGATGCTCTGTTATTTCAAGCATATCTGTATGCTTCTCTGAAATAACAACACTGGGAACAATCATTCCTATTTTTCTGCTCTGCTGATGAAAAAGTGTAGAGAGAATATCCACTAACCCACCCTCACCTGATTACTTCGCATGACCTGAGCATTTGCAGACTGTTGCCGACGTGCAACCTCATTACCGACAGCGTGCGGATCTCCGCCACCGTAAATGTGGTAAGTATTTTGCTGGTTAACCTCTGTCATTTTGCCACTAATTCCCGCCACGGCAGCCTTATTAATCAGCTCTCGAGAATAGATATTTCTTCCATTCTCATGCTGGATAATGCTGCTCATCAATGCTGACATGGTTTGCGGATCGCTCATATTCAGGGCAGCCCGGGGATCCACTCCCAGTCGTTGCGATACAGCCCTGATATACGCAGTTGTGTTGTTATTATCAGACGCAGGTGCCCAGGTAGAGATAATTTTCTCCACACTGTTTATTCCCCGTCCGGCGTACAGCATTAACTGACGAGCAAGAGCCCGTAATCCATCAAAAGCAGTTTCAAATCTGGCAAATCGCCCGCCCGGGCGTTCAAGAGAAGCCCCTGCCTGACCAGCAAAATTAAGGTTTCCCGGATTGTTATTCCGTTCTCCTCGTTTCGTAGCCTGTGCATATTGTTCCGGCTCATCATCACCAAACCAGCCGCGTACCGTCCGGCCCACACTGCGGGGATCGAATCCCCAGTGCTCTTTAATCCAGTCGGCAGTACTGTTAGCGCTGTCTGTAACCATCGGCATCGCTGACGGATTTTCGCTGCCCTGATTAAGTATCTGTTTGCCGATGCTGACGGCATCAGCCCAGCGGCCATCTTTGATAGCGTTGAGCAGGTCGGCGATCATGTTCAGCATTTTGCTGAATTCGCCCATCTGGTCGATGAAGTTGCTGAAATCCCACTTCAGGGACCATGATTTGGGGTCAATATTGAGCAGTTTCGCCAGCGCTTTCACCAGGTCGTTAACGGTCGTTTTAAGGTCACGAACCATCTTCAGCGCGGCATCGACCTCCGGTTTCCACTTGCCCCAGTCAATCAGGCTGTCGCCGCCTTCCTTCCAGGTCTGATAGTCCTCCCACAGGAGGGCAATACCCGCCGCCAGCGCGGTAATGAGGCCAATCGGCGACATCCAGAACGTACTGTTCAGAATGCGCAGCGCAATCGTCAGTGCGCCAAACAGCGAGATCAACTCCCGCGTTTGCTTATCCAGCGATTGCCACCAGGTGATAAGGCCTGATGTCCCCTCAATCAGTCTGAAGAACAGCCGCCCGATAATATCCCCGAGCGCCAGAATGCCTTTTATGGCTTTCGTCAGGGTCTGCTCGATACGAGGGAAGTTGTCCAGGATATGGCGGCGCAGGGTGTCCAGCGAACCCGCAAGCCCCCCCGCAAGATTAGAGCCGATTTTGTCACGGGCCATGCCTGCCATCGAGCCAAACTCACGCAGGGAGGTCATAAATTTGTTGGAGCTTCTGGCCGCCTCGTCAGCATTGAAGCCGATAGCTTTCGCCATTGCGCTGTACTGCCCGGAGAAGCCACCCACACCCCGGCGCATCGCCATAAGGGTATTTTCGTCAATGCCCAGCATCTGCGCATACTGGTTAGCCCGGTAATACGGCATGCTGCTGAGTTTCTGTCCAACGCCCGTAAAAATAGCGGCCATGTCACGCATGTTACCGCTGGCATCACGGGTCTGTACGCCCAGGCGATTCAGAAAGCCTTCTGCACCGGGATTGTTACGAATAAACCGGGATAGGCTTTCCAGAGAAGATCGCGCAGCGTCCACGCTGCCGCCAACCTGCGAAACCGCATAGCCAATAGACTGAATTCCCTGGACTGTCGCGCCGGTGCGCTGTGACGCCCAGTAAAGATTATCCAGGCCGGAGGCGATCTTAGCCGTGAAGGCCACCACGGACAACGCAGCTCCTTCAACAGCCAGCCCCATTTTGATGACATTTGCAGTTGTACCGGCGAGGACAGAACCGAACTTTTTCGCTCCTGCATCATCCACACTGAAGCCAAGCGAGACGAGGAAATCTTTAATAGTTTCAGCGTTCAT